AAGCAGCACGGCACGGTCATTTAAACTAACAAACTTAACCTCCCTCATCTTCATGCTCCTCCAACTCCTCGGCCAATTTATCCGCCTTTAGTCTCAACTCGTTCAGCCGCTTCTTCTTGCGGCGCAGTTCCTTCCGTTCCGCTTCAGTCAGTTCAACCGGGATCCCTTCCGGGCGGGGCGGTGCCACCTTGGGCTGTTCACCGTCGAGGTTTAATCTGACGCGCCATGCACGGTGATACATGCCCTTAGCTTCCAATGCTTTCGCCTTCTGCATCGCTTCATGGAATGCCATCGGGGTGGTGAAATAATACTCGAAAGAACGATCCCCAACGGACGGCCCAGCGTGTGGGTCGAGCTTGGGATTTTGAGGTTTCGCGACCCCCTCGGGGGTCGTTTTGTGATGCGCTGGCATAACTTATCCTAGTGTTTGGTTTCATTATTAGACAGCAGGAAGCCTGCCATCGATTTAATATAGTCAAGAACTTCCATTGCGTTGTACCGTTCAAGACAAGTGCCAATCATTGCGCCTAATGCTGCAAGATAAAATGCCTTGAGCGTAGGGTCATTCTCTTCCATGTTGAGGCATTCGCGCAGCACTACAGATGATTCAATCTGAGCAGTGGGAGAGTCTTCTGACCCCTCCACTAGCTGCATTGGGATAGAGATAAAAGCATCACTGCCGGTTAACTCTGTCAACAAATCAAGCATAATTTTAGAAGTCTCCATCGAGAATGACCTCCGTCGTTTCGCCAAGGAAAACGTACTCGGCAGAAGAAAATTGGTCGTCGGCCTTTTCCCAAACGGAAATAGATAAGCGGGCGGATTGCCCACCAAGAGCGTTGTTTATCTTATCTTTTTTGATAACAACCTTGGCAACGGGCATAATAGTAGAAATTGTAAGTACTGACATTGGCTTTGTTCTCGCTGTGGGAACGGGTCAGACTATTCGTCGTTACCGTTCAGTAGCTTCAATATATTTATCTTTGTGTGTTTCAACTTGGTCTTCCTAAGAACAAACATAAGCGTTATTCGCTCATGTAGTAGGAAGGTTCCATTATCGGCAAGAACGGCCCACCTGTCAAACGTTTTATCGGCGCTATTTAGTAGGCGCTTTATAAGAATCTGAACTTCGTTAGAGCAGGCGGGGAGTAGCAGTTTGTAGAGATTGAGGAAGTTTAAGTCTAATTTCTTCCACATTATATTTACCGTGTTTGTTTATCTATCAAGTGTTGGAGATACCATTTGGCTTTCTCCAAATCTTTCACGCCTCCCTTACGTTTCCAGCGCCAAAGATATTTAATCACGTTGGCGGTACATGCAGCGTCGATACCCTCAAGCCCCGTACAAGCGGCAGCGATGGCGTCGATACATTCGATACTCCCAGCAGTATAGTGGGAGGGATGATTAACTTCGTCGCGTTCTTCCATAAGATAAAGGGGAGCAAGCTCCCCTCCGTCCTCCTTAGCAGTTAGGCTTCAAGGATACCTTCGCCCGAAGCAATGGCACGCGCCATGATTTCGGTATCAGCCTGCGTGCTAGGACGCACCACAACGGTTTCGCTAACAGCGAACTTCAACGCAGTCTGGGCGCTCTTGGCACGAACAAAATGCGTCTCACCATTGATGGTGACAACATAGATTTTCTTTTCGCGATTGCGGGTCTTTTTTTCGTCGGTCATGGAGGGTCTCCAATAGGTTGATAAGAGCGGCCATTGTAGCCACTTCAAATCTTATTGCAACACTATTGGAGTAGGTCGAAGAAGGGAATTTAGGTCACGGACATTGCCGATTTGAAATCGGCAATGTCCGGAGTATAGCAGAGGTATCAGAGAAGGGTGTTGGTCGCCATGAGCAGGCTTCTAACTTGCGCTTCAAGCACGGCGACCTTCGCCTTCAGCACTTCCACATCCGCAAAAACTTCTTCCTTGATTCGCGGGGAACTGCGCTCGCTGAAAGGGAGTTTTCTCCCAATCATATTTTCAGCAGCCTCAATGCCAGACGCTCTGACATGAAAGCCTAAAGCCTCAGTCGCCTTCTCAGCCGCAATGCCGCGAGTAACTTTGGACTTCTTCAATTCGTCCATGTTATTCCGCAGCCAATCGGCCAGTTGAAACATCTCCTTGGCAACCAACCGCTTGAACGAGCGGCGTGGACGGAACAACTCTTTCTGCTCAACCATCTGATTCATTTCATTTCTCCCTTAATAGGCCAGCCATTGTAATCCCCTTTCTTTGGGGAATGTTTCGGATGCAGTAACCATCGTTCTCCCAGCAACATAATTGCACGGAGTCGTTTGGTTTCCATCCGCTTGTCCACCCATACGGGTGGGATTTCCTTGCGTAGAAACGGACGCAAATCTGTGAGTTTAAGATTGGGTTTCATTTCACAGCCCTTCTATATTCTTGAGGACTTCGCGAACGTAATCCAACAAAGACCGCGTGCGCTCAAACACATCCGGGTCGGTCTTCATCAGGTTAAGCGAAGTCTCTAACGCAAATCGCAAGTCGTTAATTTCCTGTACGTTTAAGTACACGGTGTAGTTGTGCAGTGGGTCACGCTTCTTCATCGTACATACCTCGCGGTAACACGCTCGGCCCATTGGGGGAACTTGCCCATCCAATCCTTGTGGTACTTCCGCACCTCACCGGGAGTCGCCACCCCCAACCATGCGTTGTACGCATCGCGACGGTATTGCACGCCGCATTCCCTCAACCACTGCAACGCCTTCATCGCCCGTTGCGCTCGGGTTAACTCGCTCATTCTTTTGCTCCTCTAAGTATTGCTTCCATGTCTTCATCAAGTATTGAACCGTCATAGATAAACGCTACACCTCCTGCCTCGTTTATGTTCTGTAGTTCTCTACGCTGTAGGGCAGTGACGCTGCCCCCCTTACCTTCCGCTTTGCATTCGATTGCAAAGAACCGCCCTTGCCAACATCCCACCACATCGGGCACGCCAGACCGGCCATACCCTCCCGTTGCTGGAAAGAACATATAAGGACGCGGCTCCAGTGCGTTAAGGAACTTCACTAGCTTGTACTTCACCTTGCCTTCGGGAGTCACGGCCATACCCACCCCGCACTTGAGCACATGACCCCAAACAAAAAACACATGGCGATAAGGAAAATAAACTCTTCCCACCTCATCACTCGACCTCCACCAACCATGACTTCTCGTCCATCATCACGCCCACGCCGTGGATGTAGTGCTTCTCGCCAGCGGCCTTAAGCGTAGCGATACTCTTGAACAAATCCTCAGGAACTTCCTGTAGATTCGGGTAACGAGTCGCGTATCGGCGGCTCTCATCGCCCCAGAAAGTTTTATCCGCGTGGTACGGGTCGTGTCCGTTGCAAGCTGTGCCAGCCTTGGTTGCGGCTAACAAGTTGTACATTTCCACAACGTTAATCACACGGATAGAGTTATCCCGTAACTCCTCAGCGTAAAACTTCTGGGTGCCGTAGTCCTTGGCGCGACCCCGCTCAAACTGCGCCAGCTTCTCAAACTTGTAGAAGTAATCATCGGCATCGGAAACGTTGTTGTTGAACATAGAACCCACCAAGTCAAACAACCCTTCCTTGTCTCCTGTAACTACCTTTTCAGCAAATAAAGAAATGAGGACGTAAGTCTCTGAGTAATGGTTGTAGTAAGAGCCAAGCCCTAACGCGGCTGCTTTCTGCTTGACAAGCTCCCCCGTAAGTTTATTGGACTCCAGCATTAAGTTGGTACGAAGTTTAACCAAGATGTCTTGATACTGCGTGCTAATCTTTGTAGCTACTTGGTCAAAGACTTTCTTCATCGTGTCGGGCAACAGATTGTTGACCGCCAGCTTGAGCGCAGCCGAGTTATCTTTGCCCACACCGAACTTGGTCGTGGAGATTTCATTTGCGTATTGATATGAAGATACCCGCGCCTTTACGATGCTGTTGTTGCGGATTAGCAGCACCCCACCCACTTGCCGAACAATCCCGCATAGGTCGCCATTGCGGAACAGCTTGACGCACACGCCCCCAAGCGAACGCTTTTCTGCGTCTTGCGGCTTAGCCTCATCGTTGATTTCCAACAGTGCCCTGCCACTGAACTTGCGGTCGAGCAAACCAATGAAGTATTCCAAGTCTTGCGGCACGAAAACGTGTGGATTGTTGTGGGGGTTCACGCTGTTGTTTACGATAGCCATTGTCTTCTCCTGTTTTTATTTGAACGCAGTTACCTTGCCAGACTCGACAGCCAGCAAGTATTCGATGACCTTGGACATAGAGCATTTGACGCCTGTCATATCTTCAATCTTAGCTCTGGTTTTATTTAGAGCATCCATAGCACTAGCGGAAATGCTGATGCTGTTACGCGGGGGAGAATTTTTGAACTCGTATTCCATATTTGCTACTCAGTTTGTTGGGGGATGACCGAAGCCATCCCCCTTGTTGTTACAGGGAGACGTTGACCTTGACGCCGTAATCAGGCGTGAATTTCTTGCCACCGTATCCAGACCCATCGTCAATCACACACCACAGCACCGGCACCGTCACGCTAGACCAATCCCCCTGTGAGGTTTGGAAGCCCACGCCATCGGTGAAGATGACAATGCAATCGAAGACGGTATCATACTCTCCGTCACCACCAGACGCAAGAAACGGCGGAATACATTTTGGCGTTGTACCGCCACCACCCACCGGCTTGGTGGACTCAGCAAGCTGGTCGTACTCACCTTCCCTGTAAAGTTCCACAGCACAGATGCGCGTGTCCCAGTAGGCCAGCAGTAACTCCTCTGGGCGGACTTGCTCGCAGATAGCAGCGGTGTTGCTCATGAACTTATTCAAGAGAGTTCCAGTCGTTGACCCGGACGTATCGACGAACAGCCCAATGCGGCCAGCCTTCTCGGTGTAGAACGTCGGCTGGTACAGACCCAGATGCAAGACCTTGCGGTTGAACACCCGATAGGTCGCCTCGTCATCACCCCCGCAGTTGTCCTTGAAGAAACTGTCGAGAGCCTCTTCCCAGTCAACGTCGGGTTCGACAAGCTCAAACGCCTGATGAACCTCGCCGCCCAAGCGCCCTGCAATCTTGGCGCTCTGCCGAACAGCTTGGTCGATAGCTTTCTCAACCTTGGCTTTTTCCTCTGGAGTACGGCCATCGGCGGTCTGGCGGTCGTGCTCGTCCCACGATTTGTCCTCGATTTCCTGCTCCATCGGGGTCTTCGCCTGACCCGTTCCCCCCACTCCCTCCTGCGGCTGGCCTTGCGGTTGCCCTTGGCCCTGTTGCGGTTGTTGCGGTTGTTGCGGTTGGCCCTGACCCGGCTGCGGCTGTTGCTGCCCTTGGCCCTGACCCTGCTGCTGTTGCTGCTGTTGCTGTTGCTCCTGTTTCTTCTTGCGAAGGGCCGCGAAGATTTGGCGGGTGGACATGCCCCGGTATGCCTCGTCGTACAGCATGAACAGCTCACCCTTCTTGTCACCGTCAAGGTAGCGCGGCGGCTGCATGACATCGGCAACGTCGGAGTAATCCCTGATTAAATCCATGAGAAGTAAGTTGATGGCGTAGTCGGCGCTGGCGTTAGCCAGCATCGGG